GAGATGCAAATGCAACTATCAAATGAAACCCAGGCTCTTCTCGCCAATTTTGCTACTATCAATGCAAACATGGTTCTGAAACCTGGTCAACAACTAAAAACTATTTCCGAGGCCAAGAACATTCTGGCTATCGCGAATATCACCGAGGACTTTCCTGCTGAGATGGGTATCTATGACCTTAACGAATTCTTATCAATTCATGGTCTTATTGAAAACCCTACAATGCAGTTCGAAGAAAATGCTGTACTCTTTAAAGATGATACCAATAAGGTAAAATACTTCTTTGCCGCGTCCAGTATTCTTACTACTCCAGAGAAGGATATCACAATGCCTTCAACAGATGTAGAAGTTCACTTTACAGCTGACACAATCTCTAAGATTAAGAAGGCTGCTAACGTACTAGGTCATATCGATATGGCTATTGTCGGCGGTGAGAATGTAACTGTTCAAGTATTTGATGCAAAAGATTCAAGTGCAAATACTTATGAACTAGACCTAGGTGTTAACACATCTGGTTCAAACTTTAACTTTGTCATGAACATTGCTAACTTAAAGCTTGTTGATGGCGATTACAACGTATTTATTTCATCTAAGTTGATTTCAGAATGGCGTAATACTAATTTACCTGTAAATTATTTTATCGCTTTAGAGAAATCAAGTACCTATGGTGTATAAATACTATATGAATTCTCATAATATTATGAGGATAATACGAGAAGATGCCGAATTGGTCGGGTCTCTCATAATTAGTCTACTTTGCAAAGGAGAAGAAAATGACTGAAGAAGTAATGGCACCACAAGGTGCAGAGGAGCAACAAGCTCCACAACTGTCTCTACAAGACATCGCAACTTTCGTCCAGGTAATTGATATCTGTTCAAAAAGAGGTGGTTTTGAAGGGCCAGAGCTAGAGGCCGTTGGTGGTCTTAGAAATAGAACTGTAGCATTTCTAAATGCCGCGGCTCCAAAAGATGGTGAAGTACCTGAAGGACAAGTTCCTGTGGAAGAACCATCTGTTGAAGAGGTTACTGCTGAAGAAGCATAATCGAACTAGCCATGAGTGTGGGGGTGGCTCCCCCATATTTTTATTAATTAATGGATTTATATTATGAATACAAATGAAGTCAAGGCTCTTATCTCTGCCTTACAAAATGGGATAGTAAACATAACCTTTAAGAAAATCATTACAGATGAAATTCGTGTAATGGAATCTTCACTTAACCCAGATATCTTGCGAGAGAATGGAATTGGAACAATACTGGAAAGTATTTCGCCTAACTCAGACCATATCGCAGTGTGGTGTTTAGATAAAGGCGCATGGCGTTCTTTTAGAGTAAATACTGTAACTGGCTGGGAGGTAGTTAAATGAACAATGAGTTCTTATGGGTAGAAAAGTATAGACCCCAAACTATACAAGATACAATCTTACCATCACCGATTAAGAAAACTTTTCAAACAATCGTTGATAATGGTGAGATTCCTAATTTACTTCTTACTGGTACTGCTGGTGTCGGTAAGACTACTGTTGCCAAATCTCTCTGTAAATCACTAGGGTTAGATTATCTAATCATTAATGGTTCAGAAGAAGGCAACATTGATACACTTAGAACAAAGATTAAACACTTTGCTTCTACAGTATCTTTACAGGGTGGATACAAGGTGGTTATTTTAGATGAGGCAGATTATCTAAATCCCCAATCCACCCAACCTGCGTTACGTGGATTCATTGAAGAATTCAGTAACAATTGTAGGTTTATTATGACCTGTAATTTTAAGAACAGGATTATTGACCCACTACACTCCCGTTGTTCTGTTATAGAATTTAACATTGCAAAGAAGGATACACCAAAGTTATGTATGCAGTTCCTTGAGAGATGCTGTAATATTCTAACCCAAGAAGGTGTTGAGTATGAAGAGGCCGTAGTCGCTGAACTTATTATGAAGTATCTGCCAGACTGGCGTAGAGTTCTCAATGAGTTACAAAGATACTCTGTTTCTAATCATATAGACTCAGGCATCCTTGTTTCCCTATCGGAAGTATCTATCAGTAATCTTATGTCAGCACTTAAGGCTAAAGACTTTAAGAAGATGCGACAATGGGTTACAGATAATATTGACCAAGAACCTGCGGCTCTCTTTAGAAAGTTGTATGACAATATGTATGAGTATGTGGAACCACAAAGTATACCACAGCTTGTACTTATTCTCGCAGACTATCAATATAAAAACAGTTTCGTTGCCGACCATGAAATTAATATGGTTGCCTGCTGCACTGAAATCATGGCTGGGGTATCTTTCAAATGAACCCCTTTGACTATATAAACGATATCACTAATAATAAGAAAGGTATTATGGTAGATGATATTGCTGAGAAAGAATATAATGCTTTTATAGTCAATCGTGGCCTTGGTAACTTCCGAGATACTATTCTATATGCAAATGAAATGAACGTAAATCACCATCTGGATGCACGTCTTCAATATGATTTTTTTATAAATATAGTTAAGAAGCAGAAAAGGTGGTCCAAGTGGGCCAAACCAGAATCCGTTTCAAACTTGGAAATTATCAAAGAATATTATGGATATAGTAATGAAAAGGCTAAGTCCGTACTATCCTTACTTAATAATGAACAGTTGGAAACATTGAAAAAAAGGATGTATAAAGGTGGAAAACGAAAATAATATTGAAATTAAAAACTGGACTCCAGCAGATATGTTGGAAGTCTCTCTCAACGAACCAGATGATTTCCTAAAGATTAGAGAAACATTAACACGTATCGGTGTAGCTAGTCGGAAAGACCAAAAGCTATATCAATCTTGTCATATATTACATAAACAAGGCAGATACTTTATTGTTCACTTTAAAGAATTATTCTTGCTAGATGGCAAACCATCTAACTTAATAGAGAATGATTTACATCGCAGGAATACAATAGCAACACTACTTGCTGATTGGGGCTTAATAACAGTTCTCAATCCAGAGCAAAGTAAGGATGTAGCTCCATTGAGGCAAATTAAAGTAATACCCTACAAAGAAAAAGTTGAATGGCAGCTATGTCCAAAATACAATATTGGAAATAGCAAAAATGAAAAAACTACTTAAAAAACAATGGAAACATTTTCATAAATTTATGAAATGTAGCAGACTCAATAAAGTCATTAACAAATGTTTCTAAAAAGAATTGTTTAAACAAGTGTTACTACTTGTATAAATAATAGTGGTGCCGAATAATCGGGCCACATAATAACCTTGCTATATATAGGAGGAAACTAAAATGGTAAGAAATACAATGAACGTGCCACGTTCTTTATTCATAGGCTTTGAACCTATACTAAACGAACTTGAAAGAATCCACACAGCTGGAAGAGCTCAAGATAACTATCCACCCCATAACGTTGTTAAGGTAGATGATGAACACTTTATCATTGAACTAGCAGTTGCTGGATTCTCGGAAGAAGATATTTCCGTAGAAGTAAAGGACGGGATTCTTTTAGTAAAAGGTATAAAGGCTGAAGATGATGATCGCGAATATGCACATAAAGGTATATCATCCCGTAAATTCGAAAAGAACTTCCGTCTTTCCGAGTTTGTCGTTATAGATGGTGCCGACCTTGTGAACGGAATTCTCGTGGTGAATGCCAGAGTTGAAGTTCCAGAAGAGAGGCGTCCTAGGAAGATTCATTTAGGGTCTGCTGGGGCATCAAAGAAGAAGGAATTTATTCAAGAATAGGTTCTGGTGAGCAGCGAAAACTCAGTGGATATTTGAAACAATTTCTACTGGAGATACAAGATGAGAACTTTACTCAACATCGTGCAAAAACATGATGATATCTCATCGGCCCTTAAAGAGTTAGCAGAACTAACCTTATATATTGGTATATCATTTATGATAGCTCCAAGTATTATTTGGCTAGCCTGGTCAGGTCTTTAGGTCGATGTTTAAAACACGAATGGTATCCTTCGGGGTACCATTCAACTTTTTTTAAAAAACCTCTTTACATTATGTGTGAATTGTAGTATAATATACTTAATAAATTATGGATTGGACTATATGAATTTTTATACAAACGTCACTAGATATGCGAATATGTTACTTTATCGAGGCTATGAAAATGGCAAGAAAGTACAAAAACGTATCAAATACAAACCCACCTTATTCGTAAACACTCCGCAAGGAGATTGGACATCGCTTGATGGTACTCCATGTGCCCCTATCAAATTCGATTCTATGCGAGAGGCAAAAGATTGGATGGATGTTAACAAACATACTGCTGGTAGAGAAATCTTTGGCAACGACAGATACATCTCTCAGTTTATCAATGACCAGTTCCCTGGTCAAATTGAATTCAATCGTAACCTAATTAACGTAACTTCAATCGATATTGAGGTTGCATCAGATGATGGTTTCCCAGAACCCGAACAAGCAGAACACCCTATCATATCTATTGCAATGAAGAACAATATTGACAATACTTATTATGTATGGGGTCTTGGTGATTTTGATGTAGATAAGACCTATATGAAATCGCACCGTGTTGTATATGAACACTGCATATCCGAAGTAGATTTAATAAACAAGTTTATCAATCATTGGTCTTTACCAAGTCAGTGCCCAGATATTATTACTGGCTGGAACACTATGTACTTTGATATACCATACATTGTTAATAGAACAATCAGATTACTTGGCGACGATGCTCCTAAAAGACTATCGCCATGGGGTATGGTTGACCGAAGAACTGCCCGTAAAATGAACAGAGAACAAACTGTCTTTGATATCAAGGGTATTGGTCATGCAGATTACATGGAATTATTTCAGAAGTATACTTACACAGCCCAAGAATCTTATGCTCTTAATCATATTGCTCACGTAATTCTAGGCGAGAAGAAACTATCTTATGAAGAATATGGCTCACTTCACAGTCTATACAAAAATGACCACCAAAAATTCATTGATTATAATATTAAAGACGTTGAATTGGTTGACCGACTAGAAGATAAGATGGGTCTTATTACTCTTATGTTAACCATGGCTTATAAAGGTGGCGTTAACTATTCAGATACATTCGGAGTTACTGCAATCTGGGATACTATTATTTACAGATATCTAAATGACCGAAAGATTGCAATGCCATTCTCCGAGAATAAGATTAAGACTAATTACCCAGGCGGTTATGTTAAAGACCCAGTAGTTGGTTTACACGAACACGTGGTATCATTCGACCTTAATTCACTATATCCATCAATCATCATGCAGTATAATATGTCACCCGAGACAATTCAGAATGGTGAAGTCTTACCTATTAACATTGATAAGATACTAGATGGTTATACCTTTGAACGAGATGGTCATGCTGTAGGTGGTAATGGTCAGTGCTTCAGTAGTGATAAGAAGGGCATGATGCCTACTCTAGTAGATGATTTATATAGTGAACGTGTTGTAATCAAGAAACAGATGATTGAGGCTCAGAAAGAATTACAGAATGTAGTCCCTGGAGATAAACAGAAACTATATGATATTGAACGTAGAATATCTGTGGCAGAAAATCAACAGATGGCTATTAAAATTCTACTTAACTCCCTTTATGGTGCTATGGGTAACAAGTACTTCCGTTTCTTTGACCAACGTATTGCAGAGGCCATTACACTCTCTGGTCAGTTGACTATCCGATGGGCAGAAGTAGCACTAAATAAATACCTAAATAAAGTAATGAACACAGACACAGATTATATTATTGCCATTGATACAGACTCGCTCTATGTCAATCTAGGCCCATTGGTCGAACAGGTCAACCCATCCAATCCTGTTGACTTTCTTGATAAAGTTGCTAGTGAAAAACTAGAACCAGTCCTTAGTCAGGCATATCAAGAACTGTTCGACTGTATGGGTGGCATTGATAATCGTATGGTTATGAAGAGAGAGGCCATTGCAGACCGTGCAATATGGACTGCAAAGAAAAGATATATCCTTAATGTCCATGACAATGAAGGTGTTAGATATAAAGAACCAAAACTAAAAATCATGGGTATCGAGGCCATCAAATCTTCTACCCCTGCACCATGCCGTGATGCTCTTAAAGAATTATTCAAAGTTATTATGAAAGGTTCCGAGAGTGATAACCAAAAGGCAATATTACAATTTAAAGATTACTTCCAAACATTACCTGCACATGATATTGCATTCCCACGTGGAGTTAGTAATGTCACAGAGTATTCAAATATGCAGACCATCTACAAGAAAGGTTGCCCAATGCATGTTCGTGCTGCTCTACTCCATAACAGAATGTTAAAGAATAAAAGTCTTACCAAAAAGTATCAGCCAATCAAGAATGGCGAGAAGATTAAATTTATATATCTCAAATCGCCTAACCCTATCAAAGAAAACGTAATCGGTTTCATGCAGTATCTCCCAAAAGAGTTCGAATTGGAACACTATATAGATTATGAGACCCAATTTCAAAAAACATTCCTTGACCCTATTGAACCTATCTTCAAGGCGATTGGATGGAATACCGAAGAAACTTCAAGTTTAGAGGACTTTTTTGGATAAAACACTTTACTTTTATGGAAAAGTATAGTATAATATACATATTAACACACTAAGGAAATATTATGAAACTAGTTAGAATCTCATCAGGAGAAGAAATCATCGGAGATGTTACAGAAAATGACAACTCTTATATTATTAAAAATGGATTTATATTAATCCCAGGCGGAGAAGGTAAGATTGCTTTCATGCCATTTATGCCATACACTAAGAATGCTAAAGATGGTCTTAAAATCAATAAACAATTTGTACTGTTTGTTGCTGACCCATTAGATGAATTAGTACAACAGATTGAGGCACAACTTAAGCCTAAATCAACTTTAATTACACCAAATACGGATATCATAGTCTAATGAATACAAGTGCACGAACAGGTGAATGGGTCCAGAAAATTGGCCAGTGGCATCAAGACAGAAATCTTATTGATGGCGCGACTGATAAAGACCAAGTATGTAAACTGATTCAGGAAGTCGGTGAACTTTCTGATAATGTATGTAAGGGTAAAGATGTTGCAGATGATATCGGTGATTGTATGGTAGTACTAATCAACATTGCAATGAGAAATAATCTTACTATTGATAGATGTTTAGAAGTAGCTTACAATGATATTAAAGACCGAAAGGGAAAGATGGTAGACGGAATCTTTATCAAGGAGGAATAGATGGCAGGTAATCAACCAAAATATCCAATCTATATTATATCTAAGGGCCGTGCTGACACTAGACTTACAGTTAAGACACTAGAAGCAAATGGCACTCCTTATACTATAGTAGTTGAACCACAAGAATATAATGATTACGCTGCAGTCATTGACCCAGCCAATATTCTAGTTACTCCATTTTCAAATCTAGGTGAAGGTTCTATTCCAGTCCGTAACTTTGTTTGGGAACATGCATGTTCAACAGGGGCAGAAAGACATTGGATTCTTGATGATAATATACAGCATATGTATAGACTCCATAAGAATGCAAAGATTAAGATAACAGACGGAACGTGCTTTAGTGCTAGTGAAGAATTTACTGATAGATATACAGATGTAAAAATGTCAGGCTTAAACTATAGTTACTTCTTACCAGCAACTACAAAGCGACCACCTTACTATCATAATACTAGGGTCTATTCCTGTATTCTATTGGCTAATGATATCTATCCAGAATATGCCTGGAGAGGTAGATTCAATGAAGATACGGATTTATCACTAAGGATTATGAAAGGTGGATACCATACAATATTATTTAATAACTTTGCGTGTGGTAAGATTACTACCATGACAATGAAAGGTGGTAATACAGAAGAACTTTATAACATTGACCAAACAGGTGACCAAGGGAATCGTAAAGGTAATGAAGAATATGATAACCGAAGAGAGTTTGCTGAGTCATTACAAAGACAGCATCCCGATGTAGTTAAAGTTACTTGGAAGTGGGGTAGGTGGCATCACCATATTGATTACTCAGTATTTCAGAAGGGAAAACCTACCCTAAAATCAGACCTAAATATATCTAAAGGTATAGACAATAAAGGTCTAAAACTAGTCAGATTAAAACAGGAGGCAATATAATGGCAGTTAAAAATAATTCAACCAAAGATAGACAAGCCAATTACGAAGGTGAAAGTCTATTTGTATTATCTGGAGAAGAGGTACAAGAAACACCACATCAGTGGGATTCTATGCCAGAATTCGACCAGAAACAAAACGAAGCATGGAAAATGTTAAAGATTAGATTCCGTAACGAAGAAGACCTTGCTAAGTTTGCAGAACTTGTCGGACAAACCGTTACACCTAAAACAAAAGGTATTTGGTTTCCAGCGGCAGATAAAAGTAAGAACTCTCTATTGAGATGGATGCACGAAGACCAAATTGAAAGCAATCCTGATGTAGATGCAGTACTTGATGAAGGAGAAATAAGGGTAGAATAAACATGATTGATGTTAAGAAGTATATATCGGAAGGTCAAGATATATTTGCAATATTGGATGGGTCAGAACAAGAATCAAATTTCAATATTGAAAAGCTAGTAGAGGATTTGATTGCTGACTATTCAAATCAAACCATACAAAGACATACTGTTTATATCCCATCTAAGGGACGAGCATCTTCTCATACCACATATAATCTATGTGTTGAAGAGCAAGTACCATGTAGAATAGTAGTTGAACCACAGGATTACGTAGAATATGTTGAGACTATTCCGCATAATCATCTACTTACCTTAGATAAAAATGACCAAGGTATCCAATACGCACGAACTTGGATTAAAAATTATTCAAAATCTCAAGGAGAATCTTATCATTGGCAAATGGATGATGATATGAAATACTTTACAATGAGAATGGATGATAAAAACAAGAGGGTTAATCTATTACACTCAATGTCTATTATTGAACAAGTGTTTACTATCTTTGAAAATGTTGCAGTAGGTGGTATGACCTCTAATGCATTTGCTTTCTCTAAACCAAAACCTGTTAAATTAAATCAATTGGGTTACGGCTGTTCCATTATTAATAATGATTTCGACCAAGATTGGAGAGAAGGAACAGTAGAAGATTGGGATTATACTTTACGTGCTCTAGAGGCAAAAATGTGTACCATGGCATTCTCTCATATCAATTTCCAAACTCCCTCTTCTGGGACTAATGCTGGTGGTAATCAATTAACTGATTGGGCTAGTGTAGAAAAAAGAAAAGAATTTTATGACCATTTTGCATCTCTTTGGCCTAAGAACTTTAGAGTTGTTGAGTTAGTAGAAGGGTCAAGCAAAGGATACAAGTTAGAGCATAAACGAAGATTCTTTAACGATTATAAAAATTTAAAATTAATCTTAAAAACCTCTTTACAAGCAGACTGATTTGTAGTATAATATAGGTATTATGGATAAAGTATCAGGAACACTATTCGAGTCGCTCTTTGACATTCAAACTAATAAGAGTATTGACTTACCAACATTTAAAGATTTTGAAACTATACTATATCGCCTTTCAGATAAACCAAGAAAAGATAAGAAGTCGGCAGAGTTAATGTCTCCTGCTTTTTATTCTGCTGGTACAACAAGAAAGAACGATAATGTAGAAGGCTGGGGTGGCTGGTGTGCAATAGATGTAGATGATTGCACCGAGGACTTACAAGAGTTCTTGGATAAAAAATGCAAAGACTATCACTATATTTGTTACTCTACTGCTTCATCCACAAAAGACTTGCCAAAGTTTAGACTTGTCTTTCCCCTTACAGAGTTTGTTAATAAAGACAATATTAAACATTTCTGGTACGCCCTTAACAAAGAACTTGGTGAAATGGGTGATATTCAGACCAAAGATTTATCAAGAATGTATTATATTCCAGGCAAGTATGCTAATGCATATAACTTTATCTTTACTAAAGAAGGCGAACCAATATCTCCCCATGATATTATGTCTCGCCACGAGTATATAGAAAAAAGTGGGAATTCATTCTTTGATAAATTACCTAAGAAGATGCAAGAAGCCATGATGGCTCACATGAAGTCTTCACTAACAAATACGAAAGTTACATGGACTGGCTATAAAGACTGTCCTTTCTTTCCAAAGAAATTAGAACAAGAATATAGAACGATTACAGGCAGTGGCTGGTATCATAAAATGTATCAGATTATGGTGGCACTGGCAGGTAACGCTATAAGTAACAAGTACCCTATCACTTCAAAAGAAATTGCATACTTATGTAGAGAGCTAGATTTAGATACGGGTAATTGGTATAATAAAAGACCATTAGATAAAGAGGCAGAGAGAGCCTTAGAATTTGTACATAGGAATAGTTTATGAAAATAACAGTAGTAGGTTCGGGTTACGTTGGTATGGCAAATGCAGTGATGTTTGCCAAGAAACATGATGTAACAATTTTAGACATTGATAAGTTAAGAGTGGCTTCAATTAATCTTGGAGTATCTACTATTGAAGATAAAGAAATATCTAATGAACTATCAGAAGGTAAGTTATCACTTAAGGCAACCCTGGATAAGAAGACGGCATATTCAGATGCTGACTGGGTGGTCATCGCAACACCAACTGATTATGATGAAGCAACAAACTACTTTAACACAGATACTGTTGAAGGTTGTATTAGAGATGCAGTAGAATATAATGCTGAC